AGTGTATAGTACAAACAAACTAAATATGGCCGGTGGTCTCATGCAACTCGTCGCCTATGGCGCCCAAGATGTCTACCTTACAGGTAACCCAAAAGTAACTTTTTTCCAGGCGGTTTACAAACGCCACACCAACTTCGCGATGGAAAACATCGAACAAACTGTTAACGGTACTGCCGGTAACTCTGGTCGTCTTTCTGTCACGGTCGCGAGAAATGGTGATTTGATCGCTGACATGTACGTCGAAATGAAAGCTAAGGCCTTGGCCACGCGTGCCAAGGATGGCGCTGCCGCGGATTGCTGCTGGGTCGCGGAACGTGCGATCAAGGATGTTGAATTGTCGATTGGTGGTCAACGCATTGACAAGCACTACCAAAGATGGTGGAGATTGTACTCTGAATTGTACTTGGATGAAGCCAAGAAGGCTAACTGGGGTAAGATGACTACTGGTGATGACTCGACGGTTTATTTGCCACTCATCTTTTTCTTCAACCGCAACCCAGGATTGGCGTTGCCATTGATTGCCTTGCAATACCACGAAGTCCGATTGGACTTTGACTTGACCGACAAATGGACTCAGTACACTGATGGTTCCACTTTCAAGGTCTGGGGTAACTACGTCTACCTCGACACCGAAGAACGCAGACGATTCGCGCAAAAGGGTCACGAATACTTGATCGAGCAAGTGCAACACACTGGCTCCGATGCCGTTGCCGCTGGTACCAAGCAAATCAGATTGTCTTACAATCACCCAGTCAAGGAATTGGTGTGGTGCGTTGAGAAAACTGAAGCTAACTCGGCGAACTCCTTCTTGTGGAACTTTACAACTGCCAGCCCAATTGCCACTTGCGATGCATTCGCTGACGCTGTTTCGAATGTTGCTGTGTCTACTTCTGAATTGGGTGCGCCAGTTATCTTGCAAGGTCCAAATGCGCCAAGATTCTCTGAAGAGACCGGTAACCAATTCACCGATTTCAAGTTGGTCCTCAACGGCCAAGACAGAATGAAGGCCCAAGGCAGCAAATACTTCAACCAAGTCCAACCATTCAACCACCACTCTGGTTGCCCAGCCCCAGGTATCTACTCGTATTCCTTTGCGCTCAAGCCAGAAGAACATCAACCAACTGGTACTTGCAACTTCTCCAGAATCGACAACGCGCAAGTTGCGATCACTTTGCCAGCTTCGTGCAACCCAACCCTTTCCATGTTCGCGACCAACTACAACGTCCTCAGAATCCAATCCGGTATGGGCGGTCTCGCGTTCTCCAACTAAGCGTTTATTAGTTTTGGGTTTTTAGAAAAAAAATAAAATTTAAAAAATAATTAAAAAAATTAGATTTTAAAATTTAGAACAAATTTTAAAGTGTAACCTTAAAGTATTTCTGTATTTTCTGTATAATGTACTGATCTGGTTCAATTTTTTCTGTTTCGATTTTGTTTATAGTATCTAACGTTTCACGTATTCTATACGCAAGTTCAACTTGTGTATGATTTCTTTTTATACGTAGCATTTGAATTCGTTTACCTATTGTATCATTCATGATGTAATAAATTAGAGTTTAACACTCAGAACTCTGCGCAATTTTTGCATAATTTTATGATTCGGAATAGCTTTACCCGATTCGTAAGACGATATTATATCCGATGAAACGTTGATTAAATTTGCGAGTTCTTTTTGTGTATATTTTTTTGAGACGCGTGCTCTTTGAATAGTTAAACCCGTTTCTTTACCTATCTTTTTGTGTGTACCTATTTCAGTTTCTTCGAGTTTTTGTTCTCGTGATTTTCCTGGGTTTTTATTTGGTAACTTGATTTCCTGTCCGAAAAATTTTACATATTTTTCTTTTTCCTTCGTTTTATCAACTTTACCTCGAATAATAACTGGATCCCAATCCTGGTAATGATTCATTTTTATTATAATGACTTAAAATTTTAAGTAATAATATAAATATGTTAACTCTTTATTATGCGATTGGAACAATAGTTCTGATATCAGTATGTTTTGTATTAAAAAACGGTTGGTGTTTGTGTGGTGATGAAGATAATGAAGACGATGAGGAACCTCGTCCAAAATACGAACCCAAACTCCCAAGAGGGTTGTATTGGAAACACTAATAATAGGAACCCTGAAATATAAAGATTTAACGTTTATACTATGGTAATGAAAGGTGTTTATATATTTTTAATAGTTTTTGGAACTATTTGTGCTACGTATACAGTTTTTGAACCCGTTGTTAAATGTTATTATAAATGTTTTCCACTAAAACGAGAACAAATAATTGAAGTATAAAGTTTAAACCTATATATACTATAAATGATTGAAGCGTATACAGACGGAAGTTGTTTGGGTAATCCAGGTCCAGGTGGTTGGGCGTATCTCATAAACACAGACACTCAAATTGAAAACGCTGGTGGTAAAGATATTACAACGAATAATGTCATGGAGATGACTGCGATAATAAAAGTTTTAGAAAAGTTTTTAGAACTCGGGTATACAATAGTTCGTGTTTTTACAGATAGTAATTACGTACGCATGGGATTAACAGAATGGTCAAAAAACTGGGAACGTAATGGGTGGAAAACGACAAATGGTTACGATGTAAAAAATAAAGATGAATGGATAAAAATGATTGAATTGATGCGTAAATTTGAAATCGTCGATGTTAAATGGGTTAAGGCGCATAACGGAAACGTAAACAACGAACGTGTTGATACATTAGCTAGGGAATATGCATACTTATTTTCTAAGAAATAGTAATGGGAGTTAACATACCAGACCAACATCATTGGTGTCCAAAACAGGAAAAACTTCTTATCGGATGGGCCGAAAAAGCTGCCGGGTATAGATGGTTACATAACTATTCGCGTATGTTTTATAAGAAACAAAACGATTGGTTATCGTATCCGTGTATAATCATTTCTAGTATAACAGGTGTTGGTGGTTTCGCGGTTTTGAGTCCAAACGATGAAAATATGTCAGACGAAAAGAAAAAACAAATCATAGCTGTTCAATACTTTTTTGCATTTTTAAATGTTCTCGCGGGTATACTTACTTCTGTTTCTAAGTTCAATAATAGTTCAAAAATGATGGAAACGCACTCTGCTATGTGTATTCAATGGTCCAAGTTTTATAGAAATATAGAGATGGAATTATCACTCGAGACGGAACATAGAGGTGACGTAAACGAATTCGTAACTAAGTGTCGACAGGATTACGATCGACTTTTAGACGAATCTCCAGATGTTCCTCCAAATGCCATAGATGCGTTTAATATGGCTTTTCCAGATAAAGAAAATAAACCCGACGTGTGTAACGGGTTAAATGTAATAGGAACAAACCTTGGTGGTAGTACAGATAGTGAGTATAATAATAAACGTAAAATTGTTAAATGGTTAGCTAAAACGAGAACAAATACACCCGATTTAGAAAATGGGGGAAGAATGACCAATGAGTTATCACATCAAGAATTACAATCACATCCATGCATATAGTAAACCTGTATAAAGGTGAAAATGAATAACATAGTAAAATGAATGAATACAAGGAGTATGTTTTACGGTTAATAAAAGTTGTATTTGGCTTAAAGTTTATGGTCGATGTATAGATATGATCCTATAGCTCAATTGGTTAGAGCGCGGTGCTTATACATTATAGGGTATACCTAAGTGGCTTTATCGTCACGTACGCAACGCCGAGGTCGCGGGTTCGATCCCCGCTAGGATCATAATTACCTTTTTAGATGTACTGTTCTACATGTAAAAAGTTTTATAGACACGTAAATTAAAATATTTATTTATTTCAAATGGTTCAACCACTACAGGATACATATTTTTTAACATTGATTTCATTTGTTTCAGTTTATATGTTAAATAAACATTTACAAACAAATTGGGCACCTAAAACCGAAGATTTAGTAAATAGTGGTTTGGTATACGGTTTCATTATTCTTTTTCACTCTACTTTTGGTGTTCAGGCTATTACAGAACAACCTAAGGCACTTGAAAATTTAGTAAAAACACCGTTCATGAAATTTTTCAGTTTGGCTGTCATAACGTTTGGTGCAGTTCGCGATTTTGAAGATACTTTATTCGTTCTTTTGGCGTTTATGGCTATACTTCAACTCATGAGAAGTAAAGAGGAGAGAAAGAAGTATCCGTATATACTAGTATAATGAGATACGGATCACTTTTGAGACAAATGTTTAAAATTAGATGGAAAATAAAAAATACACAAGACCATCACGTCATACCACGTCAGTTTAAGAATCATACCATTGTTAAACGGATCGGATACGATATAAATGCGTATCAAAATATTATAATACTTCCCCGAGAAATAGGAAATTTACGTAAAAATAGAGTTATACACGATGGTCCTCATTATAAATATAATAAGTTTGTAGGTACAGTACTCGATTCAATGGTATATATGGAGAATCCCGAACCAGAATTTAAAGAGTTTGTTAACTTTTTAAAAATTGGGTGTCGTTTTAGACCACAGGATATACCGTGGAATTAAAATTAATTTTTAATATACGAGGCGTGTAAAGTACAATTAGGACGTTTAATCGTTTGATTATGGTTAGTACTTCCTAATTCTTCTATATTTTGATCTATATAAACTGGAGAAGTTACGCACTTATTTATTTTATTTTTTATGAGATAAGTCGAAAGTGTGTGATCGTTTCTATGTCTCCAAAAAGTAACTTCATCGCGTTCCATGTACGTTTTAATAAACGATTTTTTCATGACGAGTGCATGATTACATAACATTTCCGTGTTATAAGGTGCACGGTATAAGTGTTCCGAAATGTGTTGATACGTCATTCCGCAGTTAGCCCAACAATATCCTAAAAATAAAATTTCAGAATTTACTTGTTTAAAATCTCTGATAGCTCCATATATTTTATCCAAGCTTACTTTATATCGTATATCATCTTCGAGAACTAATATCGTATCGTAACCATTTTTATACGCGTCGTAATAACACGTGAAAAACGATAAAGCGACGGGAAGTTTCGTCCATTGTTTATAAAGATGTTTATTTGATTCGACGTATGTTTGACTTAAACGTGTATAATCTTCGGTGGATAAATCATCTGGTTTTATTGCATTAAATAATTTATACGGCGTTTGTAACATTCCGACCATTTTTTTCGCATAATCACGTCTTTGTGGCATACATATACAATAGATCATATCAACTTCGACGTTTTTATTATCGTGTTGGACGATTTCAAACCTGTTTTTGAAACGGTTATATACGTTATTTGGTAAAAAATCTTCGTTTGATTGTGTCATTGGTACAATATCTGGACTAGCTTCTTTTCTAGGTCCGTTATATAATTTAACTAGGTTTTGGTTGTACGATATATTTTTTACAATTCTTTTTGGATCCCACCCATTTTCAATTGTATCTTTATACGGTCCCTTTTCGGCACTATGTGTTACGAGATGTGGGTATCTTTTTAAATCGAGTTTCATACTCGAAACGTAAGGAACCAGGTAATCTCCGTTTTTACCTATAATGTTTCTAAATTTTTTGTTGTTTTCCTTATAATTCTTATCTTTAAAATCTTCAATTGTTTGATTAAACCAGTCGTTTATTAAAGGGTCGTTCTTTTTTGCTTTTATGAAAAAGTTTTCTAAACACACCACACCATCTTTTGAAAATCGATCGGCTTTATAACAAAATGTATTTTTATCGTCTGGTAACCACGAAAATATATTTTTATTTGCAAATACGGATGCGTCTATCCATATACCACCGTAGGTTTTGAGTAAATAAAGTCGAATTAAATCAGATTTATTTGCTTCGTTGTTCGTTATTTTCGAAAACTCGTTCATTTCGTTTTTGGGAATCCATCTATTTACGGTGTTTTTGTTTAGAACTCGTATATCTTTACACCCACCTACGTTTTCTAAATTTTTTATACATCTTTTTACTATTTCTGGTTGTTTTGGTGAATCCCAGTATGTCCATACCGTATCACTGTTTATAGGTTTATTATCCTGGTATTTTCTAGTTTTAAATAAACTAAAGACTATAAACAGTATTATTATTATAAAAAGTATTTTTAGGTATACTTTCATACTTAAAGATTACAAACATTATATTTTCGTACGGAGCTACTGTCATATAGCGGTTAGTATCTTGGACTTTGAATCCAATCACCTAGGTTCAAATCCTAGCAGTAGCTGGTAACGATGCCGTGGCCGAGTGGTCTAAGGCGCTGGATTAAGGCTCCAGTCCGAAAGGGCGCAGGTTCAAATCCTGTC